ACACCAGGTGGTGCTAATGTTCCTTGGTTGAATTTATTTATTGCAGGTGAAGGCTATCATAAAAATCATCACGAAAACTTTAAAAGAGTTAGATTACATAAGTTTGATACTGGTGGTTGGTTAGCTGAAAAATTATTTTATGACAAAGAAAGAAAAAATACTTAAGCAATCTTTAGCTATAAGAACATTCCCTATTATTCAAGTAGAAATAATATTGGATAATTTCATACATAAAGACTATACAGAGGTCAAACATTTTGAATCTTATATTACAGAATGGTTAAAACCTGTTATAGACTTATCTGATTTTAAATACTTGTATCCAGCAAATGGCGTTACTGAAGGCATAAACTATTGGTATATGCAAGAGAAAAGAAAAATAATTAGACATAAAGATGATTATGTTTGGTTACCTGAAAGTAAAACAGGTGAAATACTATATATGTCCAATCCATCATCAGCTGACGGAAATATAACAGATATACCTACAGACATACCAGTTGCATTAGATATAGCATATATAGGTTCATGTTCTAATAGAGTTAAAATTAGTGTGCCTGATAATGTTGAAAAGGTGTTTTTCTCATTAAGTAAATGTTTTGGTTTAAGAAATTATCGTATAGGATATTATTGGTCAAGAACACCTGATTTACAATTAGAGAGATTAATAAAGTCTGCTAAGTATTATAATTACTATTCAATGGCATTAGGTGAAGCGATAATACGAAAAATAGGTCCAACAAATGTAAATACTTGGCTAAAAAAATATCAAGATAAATTATGTGATGAATTAGATTTAGTGCCATCGGATAGTGTTTGGTTGGCAACAACCACAAATAAAGAATATGAAAAATTTAAAAAAGGTAATATAAACAGAATTAGTTTATGTGATTTAATTAAAGATGAATACAACAGCAATTTCATTTAGTTACGCAAAAGATTCAATGAATCATAGAGGTTTGTTATTAATGAATTACTTTATAAATTTCTCTAGTATAATAAAGATTAATTTACCCATATGTGATTCAAATAGACCTGATGGTCAAGTTCCTAGGCAATTAGATGTTATAGACCAAAAAATTAGAAAAAGTGATACTTTAGTTTTTGCAATACCTGAATATTCTGGACATTATAGTGTAGGGTTTAAAAACTTTATGGATTGGTTAGTTGTCAAATCAAATTATAATGCAGATTTAGGTCAAGAGTATTGTTTAACAGACAAAACAATATATGTCATTACATTTACCCCTTCTAAAAAAGGTGCTGGTGATAGACACTTTGATATGACAAAAGAGTTAATAGAAAAATTGGGTGGTAAAGTTAAAAAGATGTTTGTTAAAAATGATTGTTGGGATAATTTAACACCTAAAAATTATAGTTTTGTAGAAAATGAGTGTAAACAAATATTAAGAAAAAATATGAAGAATGAAGTTAATGGCTGGACAAAAAAATTTAATGAATGGGATAGTAAATGGAAAAATTAGATTGTAAAGGTCTTTATGCTTTTAAAGAAGGCAAAATAAAACCTTTTGAGTTAGATGATAAAAAAACAATTATGTGTGGTATACCAGGTGCATTTACAGATGGTTGTACAAAAAAACACCTGCCTGGTTTTGCTAGAAATTTAGATAAACTAAAAGAAAAAGGTATTGATAAAGTTTTATTCGTAGGTAATAATGATGTGTATGTTATGAATGAATGGAATATGCAACATGGCAGTCCTGAAATTACTACAATATCAGACCCGTTGGCTGTATTTACAAAGTCAATTAATAAAGATGAAGATTGGGGAGATAGTTTTGGTATTAGAACAAGCAGGTATGCTTTCTTAATTGAAAACGGTAGTATTGTAAAAGAATTTAAAAACCCATTTATTGAAGGTGTACTAGAAGAGATATGATACCAGGCGTAGCAGAATATATTAATGTAAATGCTGAAACTGATTTACTTTTATTGTTATATGAGAAAGTAAAAAAGACTACTAATAACACATTTGGTAAAACACCATTTGTAAGTTACTCTTTAGAAGATAATAGAACAGGTAAAGAAACAGGTTATGAACAAGTGTTTGACCCTATATTATCAAAACATAGAAAAGTGCATGAACATTATCAGTTTCGTTCAACAGGTTTTAATACAGCCGATAGCACAGAAAAAGATGTATTCGCACATACTGATATTGATTTAGATACTGAACACCCCAACGGATATAATATTGTTATACCAGTTTTAGGCAACTCTCGTATAGATTACTTTGAAACAAAAGAAGAAGAGATTTATTTGCCAGAAAAAAATGCTCATGGTCATGCTTACTACCATGAATTCTACGCACAAAAAGAATTAGGTCAAGGCACACCTGAATTTGAAAAGTTTTTGAGTGATAGAAAAATAGGACATATTATTGTTGACAAACCTATTCTAATACAAACCACCATAATGCATAGAGTAGTGGTTACAGAGGCGCCAAGATGTGCTTGGGTTACTAGATGGAATAATATACCAAAGGATGTAAGTTTTCAAGAATTTAAACAAAAGGTAGAAAATATATTATGATTAATCCAGATAAAGTAGATGTTCAGATTAAAGAAATGTCAAAAGAACAATTGATTGATATATCAAAGAGCATACACAAACAAGGTGTATCAGTATTTTATAATCAAGAGATGAATGAGTCTGAATATATTAAAACAATGAAAAAGTTTGGTGAATGTGAGGCACCAGATTTGTTTATGAACCCAAAAGAATATCCTGAAATCTTTTTAGTTACAGGTAAAAAAGTAGATGGTAAAAAGATAGGAATGTTTGGCGATACAGAATTAGGCTGGCATTCTAATGGTAATTCAAGACATCTCATAGATAAAATATTAATTGCTTTATATTGTGTCAAAGAAGATATTAATACAACTTTAAGTGTCTGTAATACTCAACAACCTTTTTATGATATGTCAAAAGATGAACAAGAGTATTATCGTTCAATTACAATTAGATTAAAATTTAAAAACAATACAATATATGATTTAGAAGAGGGCGACCCCGAGTTAGAGTTTATGAGTAAGAATAAAGGTAGTATTCGTAAGTTAGTTGGTGTTCATCCACACACAGGTTTAGAATACTTTTATTTTCCTTATCATTTTATTTGTAAGGCATGGGAGGGTAAAAAACAAATTGACCATGAAAAACTTATTGAAGGATTAATGCCAAAAATATTTAAATCTCAATATCAATATCATCATATATTTAAAGAGGGTGATTTACTTTTAATGGACCAATTTACAAGTTTACATAGAAGAACACCTGTTATGGATAACAATCGTTTATTGTGGCGAATAGCATCGGATTTTAATAATGTCTATAAGTAAAGAAGTTCCTTGGCCAAAAATTGTAACTACATCTGGTGAAATACCAATGAAAAGAAGATATGCATTTAGAGATATGTCTTATCTTGATACACTAGAGGCACGACCTATTTTTGAAACACAAGCAGATATAGTAATTAAAAATGGTTTTAAAGGTATTGTAGATGTTGGTTGTAGGCATGGTCCTATAAATGACTTCTTATTTGAGAAGAAATATAATGACTATAAATATTATGGCTTTGATACATCTGAAGAACCTATTGAATTAGCTAGAAAACGGTGGGGAAATAAATTTAGATACGAAGTAAATGATTGGGCAAATTTAAAGGATGTTGAGTATGATGTTGATTGTGTAATTTTTAGTGGTGTATTATTATATGAAAAAGACCATTATAAGATGTTTACTGATATAATGAAATTTTATAATTGTAGTAACGCAATTATTCAAGAGCCATATCACGAACAAAAATATTATGAAGAAAGATTAAAATTAAAATCAATCACAAATGATATGCAACAATATAGTTTTTGGGAAGAACATATTGTAGAGGCAGAGATTTTTTGTGGTAGAAGATTAGTAGGACACGCAAAATTATTATGATTAAAGTAAAACGATATTCTGAAGAACCTAACGCTCATTGGGCTGAAGTAGAAAGATTTAGAAGAAAAACTTTTATAGAAGGTAATAATAGTTTATCTTATGAAAAGTATGACCCCGAAAATCCAGATATTGAAACATGGATGTGTTTTAAACACACCGAAGAGTGGCAACCATACATTAAACCTAACGGTAAAAAGAGAGAAAGATTTGTTAAGTATGATAAACTAATTTCCATATCAGCAGCTGAAAGGTCTCATTATACAAATGACCCCGATATTGCTGTTAGAGTTTGTCGTTATCATATTTTAAATGGTTATAGATTTACTCATTGTGGTTTAATAATGGGCGAACAACAAATTAAATGGGCAAGAGAAAAAGGATATAAGATACTTTATATTACACATGACATTAACAATATAACAATAAATATGTTGTATCAAAGAAGAAAAAAAATGACGGTACCTAGTTTTAAAGAACATACAAAAGGCGAATGGTACAATAATTTAAAATTAGAAAAAAACTTTTTATTTAAAACAGGTAGTATGTTGCAATATGTTTATAGTATCAGACTTCAAGGTGATTATGACTGGCAACCTAAATCAGATTTCATAGTGGAAAGGGAACATGATGGTAAAATTTGTGAATAAACATAATCTTCCTACAATTGCAGATTTAAAACTTAATATTGATTTAAATGAGTTAAGACAATCTACTGATAAATTAAACAATCAATTTAAAGATGTTAGGTCAGCAAATCCTATGTTGTGTGATAACCATATGGAGTTAGTAAAAAGTGTGTACGATAACTTTGAACAAATTAATCTTACAACACCAAGTGAAATATTACCACACACCACAAGTATTAAAGAAAGATTAAAAAGAAAAGAAGAACATTTATACAATGTGCCTACAAAAGAATATACTGATAGTTATTTTGAAAAGATTGTTACACAATGCGAATCACCAGCTAGCAGAATAAGAATTACTAAATTAGCGCCAGGTAAAATGATACCTTGGCATGTTGATTATGATGTCAATTATGGAGTTAGATGTATAGTGCCAATTTATGGTAGTGATAATGTTATCAACTTGTTTAAAAGAGATAATAAAATTGAAGCATATACACTAAAAGACGGCACAGCAAATTTTCTCAATATCGGTTATAAACATGCAGTAATTAACATGAGTAAATCACCTAGAATTGCTTTAATGTTTACTTTAAATGGCACAAAAGATATTGAAAAACTATTATAAATAGTATTAATAAGGAGATAATTATGAATACAGTAATGATTGACGGCAAAGATTATAATGTTTCAAAATTGAGTCCAGAATTGCAAAATTACCTAGTAGTTAGACAAGAAATTCAGGCCTCTAAAGTAAGACATACTCTTGAGCTAGAAAAAATCGAAGTGTTAACAACACACTATAATAAAAAAATTGCAGAATTAGTAAAAAAAGAAGTACCAGAAGAGAAAAAATAGATGGCCGCTATAGCAAATCTTACAATAGACCAAGGCGCTACATTTAGTTCAGATGTAACCGTTAAGGACGCAAACAATAACGCATTTAATTTGACAGGTTATACAGCGTCCGCTAAGATGGCTAAGGGCTTTCAGTCAACAAAAACTAGAACAACAATAACTTGTACCGTAGCCGCAGACGCTACAACAGGCGTAATTACTTTATCATTGACAGCTGATGAAACATCCAGTCTTGAAGATGGTAGATATGTGTATGATTTAGAGATTTTACAGACTTCTTCTAGTACCGTTACCAGAGTGATTGAAGGAATAATCACGGTACGACCACAAGTAACTACTTAATTCAACTCTTTTTTGTTATAAATATACACAAGGAGAGAAGTTATGCCTGATATAACAGCTAAGATTAATGTAAATACATCACAAGGTCCACAACAAGTTTCGGTAGCCTTGCCATCTGCTCAGGCAGCTCAAAATAGTTCTCTTCAATTAAAGTTATTAGGAGATGTTGATACAACATC